CATCGAAGCTGCAACAGCAGTCGAGGCAACAAACCACTGAATCGCTAACAACCAAGCGGATGCCTGCATAAATGCTCGGGCATAGAGCGGGGTGGGTGTTTTTTGTTTTTATTTTTCTTTTTCTAAACCCCGCGCCCAAGTGCAGGCAGCCATGCGAAGTTCGGGGAAAAACTTGACTAGGCTTGACTCATGCCAAATCCAGCGAAACCTCTTGAAACTAAAAGGGCTTTGGGCAACCCTGGCAAAAAGAAGTTGCCTGATATTGCAGGCACTATTTCGCTTCATGCCGGTCGTGTTGAGCCTCATCAGCCGCTTGATTGGGCTGGAATGTTGTTGTGGAATCGGGTGTTCAATCAGGGGCAGACTTGGATTAGCCCGCAAACTGATGTTGAGTTGTTGTTGCTGACTTGCAAGCAACTTGATCGCCAGATTGTCCTTGAGCAGGCGTTTGTTGCTGACCCTAGTGATTTTCATGTTCATCGTCAGTTGCTTGAGCTTGAGAATGCGATTGTGTCTAATCTTGGCAAGTTGGGTTTGACTGTGGATGCTCGTTCGAAGTTGGGTTTGGCTGAGATAAAGGCCGAGTCGAAACTTGATGCTTTGAGGCGTAGGCAGAGTGACCGAGAGCAAGTGCAGGTGGTTGAGGTTGTCGCAGATTAAGGCTTGGCCGCCTGCTTGGGTGACACCGACTTCGACTGAGTTTGGTTCGCGTGGGGCTGATGCTGCGGACTTTATCAATACCTTTGTAACTTTGACTAAAGACTCGATTGCAGGTTCAGCAGGTCAGCCGATTCAGTTGAGGCCTTGGCAAGAGCAGATGCTCACTGAAACTTTGGCTTTGGATTCGCGTGGACTCTATAAGCATCGAACTGCCCTTTGGGGAATGGGTCGCAAGAATGGCAAGAGTGCGCTGGTCACTGGCTTAGGGCTTTATTTTTTGTTTCAGGGTGATCGTGGTGGCGAGGTTTATTCTTGTGCAGCTGAAAAGGAACAGGCTCGCATTACTTTTGGTGATGCTAAAAAGATTATTGAGCGTGAACCTGAGTTGGCTGCGCTTTGCAATGTTTATCGAGATGCGATTGAAGTGCCTGGCACTGGCTCTGTTTGGCGTGTGTTATCGGCTGAGGCTTACTCGAAAGAGGGTTTGAACGCTAGCGCAGTTATCTTTGATGAGGTTCATGCTTTGCAGACTCGCGCCATGTGGGATGTTATGCAGTTGTCTATGGCTTCGCGTAAACAACCGATTATGTTGGCAACGACTACTTGTGGGGCTAAGTATGATGCGACTGGTCAAGATTCGACTGCTTACCAGCTTTATCAATATGGCCAAAAGGTTGCTCGCGGTGAGATTGATGACCCTAGTTTTTATATGGCTTGGTGGGAAGCCAATACTGAGGCTGACCACAAACTTGAGTCGAGTTGGATTGCTGCGAATCCTGGTTATGGCGATTTGAACTCTAAAGACGACTTTGAGAGCATGGTCAGGCGGACACCTGAAGCTGAATTTAGGACTAAACGTTGCAATCAGTGGGTTTCGGGGCAGACTGCTTGGTTGCCTGCCGGTTCATGGGATGTGTTGCAGAGTGATTTCGAGTTGACTGCCGATGACGAGTATGTGCTTGGTTTTGACGGTTCGTTTAGCGGTGACACTTCGGTTATTGTGGGTGTCACTATTCCTAAGACAACTGACGATAAGGCGCATGTCTTTTTGGTCAAGGCGTGGGAAAAGCAGCCTGAGGATTATGACGATTGGCGGGTTGACACTCTCGATGTTGAGCAGGCAATTATTGGTTTTGTTCAGCAGTTTCCTAAGGTCAAAGAGATCGCGTGTGACCCTTTTCGTTGGCAACGTTCGATGGCTGTGCTTGAGGACATGGGTTATCCAATTGTTGAGTGGCCATCCACTTCGGCTCGGCGTATGGTGCCGGCTTGTGCGAAATTCTTTGATGCGATCACTGAGAGTCGTTTGACTCATGATGGCAACCCTTTGTTGGCTCGCCATTTGGATAACTGTGTTGTCAGGAGTGACAATTTGGGGGTTCGTATCGTGAAAGAGAATCGGGCTAGTCCACGCAAGATTGACGCGGCTGTTGCTGCTGTTATCGCTTATGACCGCGCGACTACTAAACTTGAAACTGATGTTATTCCCGAGTTTTTTATTTTCTAAGGGTTGAAAATGGTTGCAACAATTTTGCAGGCTTGCGGGGTCGCAGCTGTATCTGTTGGTTTGGCTTTGGTTTGGTTGCCGATTGGTATTGTGGCGGCTGGCATCGGCTTGCTGTTGTTTGGTTTGGCTTTAGAGAGAAGTAATTGATGCTCGGTAGAGTATTTCCTGCTGGTGAACAGCGCAACATCTCGTTTCAAACTATTTGGGGTGCTGGCGACCTTACTTCGTATGAATCTCAAGCGGCAACTTATGTTGATCAGCAGACTGCCACAACTTCAAACGCGGTTTGGGCTTGTGTGACTTTGATTAGCGATACTATTTCGACTTTGCCTGTGGATGCCTATATTCGCAGGGATGGTATCAAGAAGCCTTATCGCCCGCGACCTGCTTGGGTTACTCAACCTGATGCGATGATAAATAGTGTTGCGTTTTGGCAGCAGATTATGGTTAGCCTGCTGATTGATGGCAACGCTTTTGTGCGTATTTTCCGCGACCCGAATAATGGCGAGATTATCAACTTGATGTGTCTTGACCCGCTAAAGGTTTTGATGTCGCGTAGTCCACTTGGCCAGAAACGTTATTCATATACTGGCGAAACCGGCATGCTCGAAACTGATGACATTTTGCATGTCACTGGCAGCTTGTTGCAACCTGGACAGATTCGCGCAAACAGTATTGTGGACAAGCTGAAAGAGAATATTGGTCTAAATATTGCTCTTGAAAACTTTGCGGCACGCTTTTTTGGTCAGGGAACGACTATGGCGGGCATTATTGAAGTGCCTGGCACTCTCACCGGCGATCAGGCTAAGAATCTTAGTGATTCTCTTGACCGCATGCATCGAGGCTATAAGCGTGCGCACAGGACTGGTGTTTTGTCTGGTGGCGCAACATTCAAGCCGACTACTGTGCAGAATGACCAAGCGCAGATGATTGATTCACGCAAGTTTGCTGTCGAGGACATTGCTCGCGCGTTTAGAGTGCCGCTAAACATGATTGGTTTGAGCGAAAAGGGTGCTTCAAGTTACAACAGCATTGAGCAAAACAACATTGCGTTTGTGACTCACACTTTGCGACCTTGGATTGCTCGCCTTGAGGATGCCTTTAGTCGTTTGCTGCCTGATAGGGCGTTTATTTCGTTCAATACTGATGAACTGTTGCGTGGCGATTATTCGACTCGAATCAATGGTTATGCGAGTGCGCTCATGAATGGTTGGATGACTATAAATGAAGTTCGTGGCAAAGAGGACATGTCGCCGATTTCTGCTGGTGACAATAACCGAGTGCCTTTGGCGAACATTGACATTACTGCCGCTAACTTGAGTGAGATTGAGGGCAAGGTTGCGATGGCGCAAAAGCTAATCAACATTGGTTTTGAGCCTGCTGAGGTGCTTAAGAGTCTTGGTTTGCCTGCGATTGCTCACACTGGTTTGCCTAGCGTTCAAGTCCAAAATCCAACTACTGTGCCTGATGGCAGCTATAAAACGGGAGAATAATGCCTTATTTCATTGAGCAGACTGATAAAGGTTGGGACACTGTAGATCAGTCGGGCAAGGTGTTGGGTTCTCACCCGACTAAAAAAGAGGCTATCAAGCAGATGGTTGCGGTTTCTTTGCATGAAAACATGACTCCAGGTGGCGAAAAGAAACGTGCGCTTGATGGTTCTGGGTCTTATGAGCCGCCGATGGCTGTGCAGGATGCTGCGAAGCGTGCTTTGAAGTGGATTGCTGAGGGCAAGGCTGGTTCTGGGTTCACTGCTGTTGGTCGTGCGCGTGCAGAGCAGTTGGCTTCGGGTAAGTCTGTGTCTGCTTCGGTTGTGAACCGGATGTTGTCTTATTTTGCTCGCCATGAGGTTGATAAAAAGGCGACTGGTTTCAATAAGGGTGAAGTTGGCTATCCATCGCCAGGTCGAGTGGCTTGGGACTCTTGGGGTGGCGATTCTGGTCGCGATTGGGTGAACCAGTTGGATAAAGCAAATTTGTCTAACCCGACTAACCGCAGCGTTTTGGGTGCTATTGGTATAAGTGATCTTGATGGCACTCTTATTGTTGATGGCATGGTGAACGAGTCAGTCTATAAGTGGATTGACTTGCAAAAAAAGGATTTGTGGATTGTTTCGGGTAGAGATGAGGGTCAGCGAGAATCAACAATTGCTGAATTAAATCGTCTTAATATTGAATATCAGGAATTGGTTTTGAGCGATGGTTCGATTAGTTCTGCACCAATGTTTAAGGCTACAACTGCCGAAAACTTGATTGATTTGGGTTATGACATCGAATATGTCATTGATAATGATTCTGGTGCGCGTGCAGCTTACGCTGAGGCTGGGATTCAAAACGTTTATGATCCAGAGGAGTTACCAAGTATGAATCTAATCAATCGCGCAGCGGTTCAAGACATATCGCAGAGCCTTGACCCTGCCTATAACATGACTTTGGCTGACCCTAATTTGGGTGAGGAAATGCCTGAGGATGAGGCGACTGAAAAGACTAAAGCTGATTTGGCTGTTGAGTTGCGTGAACTTTTGGGAACGACTGTGAGCCTAAAGTTTTTGGCTCATGGTGCGCATTGGAACGTCAAGGGTGTTTTGTTTAGCCAATATCACGAGTTTTTTGGTGACATTTATCAGGACATTGATGACATTATTGACCCGCTTAGCGAAAACATTCGCAAACTTGATTTTGACAGCCCTTTTACTTTGCCTCAGTTTGTTGCTGACACTGACATTGATGCAACTTTTGTTGGCGGCGACCCTGTTGATTTGAGCCTGGCACTCTATAAGGCAATTGAAATCTATAAGGGCGATGTTGCTTATACGATTACTTGCGCTGATGCTTTGGCTGAGCAGGGTATCTATAATTTCTTGGCTGATGTTCAAGATCGCATGAGCAAATGGCACTGGCAACTTGGTGCTGTTATTGGTGATGTGAAGCGTGACGAATATGCGGTTGATGTTGAGGAAGCAGCTGAGGGTCAAACTGTTGAGGAAGCCAGCGAGGACACTGGTTCGCCTGCTTCGGGTATGTCTGCTGGAACTGAGATGAATTCTGCGCGTTCTCACCATGCTGACATGGAACGTCGCACTGTTTATGCGCCGATTGAGATGCGTGCTGAGGGTGATGGCATGACTTTTAGTGGTTATGCAGCCCTTTTCAACCAGCCAAGTGAGCCTTTGCCTTTTACTGAAACGATTATGCCTGGTGCGTTTAAGCGTTCGTTGGGTTCGCGTAATGAAGTGAAGTTGTTGTGGAATCATGACACCGGCACTGTATTGGGTTCGCTTCGTGCTGGCACTATGCAGTTGAGTGAGGATGCTAAAGGTCTAAAGGTCACTGCACAGTTGCCTGACACTCAGGCTGGGCGTGATGCTGCTGTTTTGTTGAAGCGTGGCGATGTTTCGGCCATGAGTTTTGGTTTCCGCGTGCCAGAGGGCGGCGATTCTTGGAACAGTGATGGCACTGAACGCATGTTGAACAGTGTTCGTCTGCATGAAGTCAGCATTGTGGCTTTCCCTGCTTATCCTGCGACTGATGGCATGGCTAACGTGCGATCATTTGATGCGATTGCTAAGCGTGCAAACGTGGATTCGGGTGAGTTGACGGATGCGATTTTGGCTCTTGAGAGCGATGCAGAGTTGACTGAACGCCAAGCTGAATTGTTGACCACTGTTGCTGGCAGCCTTGTCAAAAAGTTGCCTGACCAGCCTGCCGGTGTTGCAGATTTGTTGGCTATCAAAAAGAAGCAACTCGACCTTATGTTGAAACGCGAATAAAATAGATTTACTAGCGCAGGCGGTTTTCGTTCATTTTCTGCCTGCTTCTTAGTAACTAAAAAACGCATAAACCCTAGAGCGTTTCCCTCGGCCAGACTTTCACTGGTCGGGGGTTTTTCAATTGTGGGGCGTATGTCTGGTTGGCTTATAGACTTATCTTGCTTGAGTGTTAGCACCGGCAGGGTTCAGCGTTAGCGCGGCCAATAAACCATTTTTCTTATGTTCTTGAAAGGACAACCACTATGAGCGACGCTCAAAAATCAGTGGATCAGAAAAACGGCCTATTCCACCAGATGAAGGAACTTGTTGACTCGGCTGAGTCACGCGGTGCTTGGTCAGGTGAGGATGAAGCTAAGTTCACTGAGTTGAACAAGGCTTATGAGGCTCGTGAAGCTGTATCTGCTATGGAAACACGCGAGGCTGCTGTTAAGGCTTCTATCGCTTCGGCTGCAATCAACTTCGATGCTGCTTCGGCAGACAACGAAAGCGACATTCTACGCAAGATGGCTTTGGGTGAAATCCGCAGCCATGTGTTTGAATCTCGTGTGCTTGCACCAACTAACTCATCGAACACTGTTTCGACGACCCCGATTCCAACTTCGTTCTTTAACCAGATCTTGACTGTTGCTCGTTTGGTCAACCCGCTTCTTGATTTGGCTACTGTAATCAACACCACTACTGGTGAGCCTTTGCAGATTCCTAGCCAAGCCTCGACTGCTGCTAATGGTTTCTCGACTGCAACAATCAAGGCTGCCGGTTCAAGCATCACTGCTAGCGACCCTGCATTCCAGGTATTCACCACGCTGAACTCTTACAAGTATTCATTCATTACTCAGGTTGCGAATGAACTTCTAAAAGACACTTCAGTTGACTTGGTTGGATTCCTCAGCAGCCAAGCAGGCAACGCATTCGGTTACGCTTTGGGTCAAGACTTTATCAATGGAACTGGTGGCGGAACTGCGCCAACCGGTATCTTGACCTCGGCTGCTACTGGTGTCACTGGTGTTGCACAGGGAACTGGTGTGAACCAGCCGAGCATCATTGGTGGTTTCCGTGCTGACGACATTTTCGACCTAATTTATTCGGTTGATGGTGCGCTTCGTCAGTTGCCAACTTTCGGTATCTTGGCTAACGCAACTAGCATTTCGCAGATGCGTAAGCTCAAGGACAACTATGGTCGTTACTTGTTCGAGCCTGCTCAGGTTCAGGGCAAGCGTGACCTTGTTGGTGGCGTAACCATTTACGAAACTCCTGCTATGCCATCAGCCGGTTCAGGTGTTACTTCGCTTGTTGCTGGTGATCTCAAGGCCTATATGGTGAGGTCAGTGAATGGGTTGGACGTCCAGCGTTCGGACGACTACGCATTCGGTAGCGACTTGGCAACTTTCCGTTACCTATGGCGTGCTGATGGTGCGCTAATTGAAAAGACTCACATGAAGCTTTTCAAGGGTGGCACAGCCTAAATCGCTGTTTCTCGAAAAGCCCCTCAAGACTTCGGTTTTGGGGGGTTTTTCTATTACTCTTGAGGCATGACTAAATCAGCAATCGCACTTTACTCAAATTCGCCTGGTCAGCCGACTGGTTATGGCCAGCAGGCTGAGCAGTTTCTTTTTAGGGCTAAGCGGGCAGGCCATAATGTTGCTGCGATCTCTAATTATGGTCTTGAGGGAACTAAGACAACTCTTGATTTGGGGAATGGCAAGTTTCCTCATTATCCGCGTGGCGTGGATGGTTACAGTAATGATGTTTTGCCTTTGAATGCTGCGCATTTTCGCGCTGAGAATCAGGGTTTGCCTTTTGCGCTAATCACGCTCTATGACGTTTGGGTTCTCACAAACCCTGCTCTTGATGAATTCAATATTGCTTCATGGACACCGATTGACCATAGCCCTGTGCCGCCAGCGGTTGCAGCTTGGTGTGCGAAACCTAATGTGACCCCGATAGCGATGACTAAGTTTGGTCAACAAGCCTTGGCGCAGATTGGTATTGATTCGGTATATGTGCCTCATGGCATGGATAGTAAGACTTTCAAGCCAACAGACAAGTGCAGTGATGGCACGCCTGCTGATGTTTACATGAACAGTGAGGGCAAGTTTGTTGTTGGCATGGTTGCCGCCAATAAGGGTGTTTATCCTAACCGCAAGGCTTTTGGCGAGAATCTTATGGCTTTCGCGATGTTGGCTAAAAAGTATGACGATGTTTTGTTGTATTTGCACACTGAAGCGTTTGGGGCTTATGGTGGCATCAATTTGGCTCACTTGTTGGAATCTTTGCAGGTTGACCCTAAACATGTCCGGTTTGTGGATCAGGTGGCTTACAAGTTTGGTATTGACCGCCAGACTTTGGCGGCTGCGCTCTCAGCTTGTGATGTTGGTTTGGTGACTTCGTATGGTGAGGGCTTTGGCATCCCGACTATCGAGTTTCAAATGTGTGGCACGCCGGTTATTGGCTCTAAGTTTGCTGCGACTGCTGAACTTGTGAGCGATGAGGGTTGGCTGGTTGATGGTCAGCCTTTGTGGGATGCGCCTCAGCGTTCGTATTTCAACATTCCTAGTGTTGTCGGTATTTTTGAGGCTCTTGAGGCGGCGTATTTGCGTGGCAAAAAGACTTCGCCAACGCAATATCAGGCAACTATTGATTTTGCTAAACAATATGATGCTGACATTGTGTTTGATGAGTTTTGGAAGCCTGCTTTAGCGCAGATTTGCAAATGAAACTAATTGTGCCGGTTTTGAATCGGTTTGATTTGTTGCGCCGAATGCTTGAGAGCATTGATGTTGAGGCGACTGTTTATGTGATCAATAATTCTGGGCGGGCTTGGCCTCTCAAGGTCAGTAACCCTAAAGTTTTGATTTGGTGGATTGATTTGCCTTCGAATTTGGGTGTTGCTTCAAGTTGGAATCTTGGTATCAAGATTTTGCCTTTTGAGTCGCGTTGGTTTTTTACGTCAGCGGATGTTGTCTTTGCACCTGGCGATTTGGTTTTGTTGGATTCGGCTAAACCTGATGCTTTGACTTTGTGTGACAAGTTTCCGTTTTACCAAACTTTTGCTGTTGGCGAGGATGTTGTCAAGGCTGTTGGGTTGTTTGATGAGGCTTTGCATCCTATTTATTTTGAGGATAATGATTTTGAGCGCAGACTTGGTCGCTCTGGTTTGCGTGTAGATCGTTTGCCTTTGCAGCTTGGTCACGATAATTCCTCGACTATCAATAGTGATGCTGGTTTGAGTGCTAAGAATCAGGTTACTTTTGCTGCGAATCAGGCTTATTTTGAGGCTAAGGTGGCTGCCGATAGGTTTGATGAGGGTCGTTGGTCTTTGAGTGTTAGGCGGGCTAATTCGTGGGATTAGTTGTTATCACTGGTGTTGCTGGTTTTTTGGGTTCGCATGTTGCTGATGCGTATTTGGCTAAGGGCTGGCAGGTTCGTGGCATAGATAATTTGTTGGGTGGCAGTCGCGAGAATGTGCCTGTGGATGTCGAGTTTTTTGAACTTGATTTGGATGATTTAGAGGCGATTAGCCCTGTTTTTGTGGATGCTGATTTGGTTATTCATGCTGCTTGCACTGCTTATGAGGGTTTGAGTGTCTTTAGCCCTGCTCTTGTGGTCAGGAACACTGTCCAGATAAGCGTGAACGCCATGACAGCGGCGATTCGGGCTAGAGTGCCAAAGTTTGTTTATATGTCGTCTATGGCGCGTTTTGGCGATAATGGTGGTATCAAATTTGATGAGAACATGAAACCTATGCCGCAAGATCCTTATGGCATAGCAAAATTGTCAACTGAACGCTTGTTGGCGAATCTGGCGATTGTCCATGACGTGGATTTGGTTGTGCTTGTGCCTCACAACATTGTTGGGGCAAGACAAAAGTTTGATGACCCTTTTAGGAATGTGGCGAGCATTATGGCTAATCGCATGTTGCAGGATAAGCAGCCGATTGTTTATGGTGATGGCAGTCAGCAACGTTGTTTTAGTTTTATTGAGGATGTGATTGCCCCGATTATGGTGGCTTGCGAATCACCTAAAGCTGTGGGTGAGGTCATAAATATTGGCCCTGATGAGTCGCCTATCACTATTTTGAATTTGGCTGAGCGTTTGGCTGAGATTATTGGCTTTGACCTTGACCCTATTTTTATGCCTGGTCGCCCGCAGGAAGTGCCGGTTGCTTTGTGCAGCTCGAATAAGGCTCGCCGGTTGTTGGGTTATGAAACGACTGTTTCGTTAGATCAGGGTTTGCGGGATTTGGTTGAGTGGATTCGCCCGCGTGTGAAGCCTTTTGAATATCATTTGTCGATTGAGATTGATTCACCTTTGACACCTAAGACTTGGACTCAAAGGCTTATCTAGTCAACGATTAGACTTAGTTTTGGGTTGAGGAGTTTATTTTGGCGATAACTAACGGATATGCAACTTTGGCAGATGTCAAGGCTGCCTTAAGACTGACTGATACTCTCGATGATTCTCTATTAGAGGTGGCTATTGAATCGGCCAGTCGCCTGATTGATGGTTATTGCAACCGCTATTTTTGGCTTGGGTCATCGGGCGAAGTCCGCTATTACTATGCCAATGATTCTTACATAACTTGGATTGATGACTGTGTTTCGGTGGATTCGCTCGACACCTGTGGAAACCTTTATTACCTGTATAACGTTCACTGGAATTTTGCTGTTCAGCAAGATGGCTCTAAAGATTATGAACTTTTACCTGTGAACAAGTTGGCTAATGGTTCATATTCGCCTTATACTGCGATCAGGGCTGTAGGTCACTATCTTTTCCCTATTTTGGGTGATAACGCTTTGGTTCGTGTGACTGGTCAGTTTGGTTGGGCTAGTGTGCCAACAGCGGTCAAGCAGGCAACGATTATTCAGGCCAGCAGAATCTATAAACGTTTAGAATCGCCGCTTGGTGTTGCTGGTATTAGCGATATTGGCATTATGCGTGTTGGGCGTGGTTTGGATGGCGATGTTCAGCAGCTTGTTGAGCAATATCGTTTGATGAGGACTAACGCCTGATGGCTTCGATTGCTCAGCTTCGTTCAGGTTTGGCGACTGCTTTAGGAACTTTACCTGGAGTGCGTGTTTATCAGTCTTTGCCTGATGAAGTGAATGTGCCTGCTGCGCTTGTGTCGTTTGAAAAGGTCACTTTTGATAAGGCTTCAGGTCGCGCGGTTGCTGTTTATACGTTCAAGGTGACGATTGCTGTTGGTCGAACTGTTGAGCGGGTTGCTCAGTCGAATCTTGATTTGTATGTGGATCAGTCAAGTAAGCAGTCTGTCAAGGTTGCTCTTGAGGCTGACCCGACTTTGGGTGGCGTTGCTTATGATTGTTATGTGCCTGAGTTGTCTGCTTATGGGGGTATTACGCTGAATGGCATAGACTATTTGGGTGCTGAGTTTTCAGTCACTATTTACGCTAGTTAAGGATTTCTCGAATGGCAATTTTCGTAGCAACGGACTACAAGATTACGCTCAATGGCACTAACCTTTC